GAAGGGCACCCGCCGCAGCGGCCGTGCTGGTCATTAGGCCCATGCCGGCCGGCCCGAGGACCGTGGCCAACGCGATCGTGCCGATGATCCGGCCGACCGGGGATTGCAAGACCTTTTTGACGGCGCTGCCCAGCTTCTTGAAGAACTTCTTGAAGTATTCCGGCAGTCCTGTGTTCGGGTTAATCGTTCCCGAGCCCCCCTGAGCTTGGAGCATCGCCGCTTCGTCCGGCGTGATGTGTGCCAGCATCGTGTCGCCGTTCCGACCCTGCGAGGCCAGATAGCCGGCCATGTCGGCCAATCCGCCTTGGGCCATGGCCATCGGGGCGGCGATCGGCGGGCCTTCGGCCATCGGCTGCATCGCGCCTTGGGCCTGCGACATCTTGAGCTCGTTCAAAACAGCAAGGGCCGCGCCCACGAACACCGGATCGTACTCTTCCGGCATGTCGCCCGGGTCGATCATGTCCCGCGCCAGCAACTGCTGCAAGATCTGCTGGTAGTCTTGGGGGTTGTTCGTCAGGTGCTCAAAGACAGAGAGAAGCTGGTCAATCTCACGCGGGGTAAGGTCTACATCCGCCAGATTCTCGCGCAAGGAGGCCTTCATCTCCGCAAGCGCCTGAGGATTGGTCATGCCCAGAGCGGTCTTCGCCGCATCATAGGAGTCCGCGCTTGATACAGCCGTCGGAGCAGGCTGCTCAGGCATGCCCTCCCCCATGGGGAGCGACATGATTCCTTCGTTTTCCATAGAAGTCCTTTCCGTTAGTGGCCTATAGCCCTGTAAAGGGCCGCGCGCCGGAAAAGGACGCGTTCTCAGGCCAGATTATCTGCTAGGAAACGCCCCGTTGTCCACCGATCAGGTACGATCCATTTCCAAATACGAAAGCCAGAAGTCCACATCTGCGGTTGATGCTGTCACCTTGAGCACATCTCCAGCCTGCATAACCAACGGCACGCCTGAAAACGCATCCAACGTCTGGCTGGTCGGCAAGACATAAGTCTTCAACATCTTGTAGGGCGTCGCCCCACCCTCCGGATACAAGGTCACACTGATGTTGGAGGTGCTGGCATTGTCGTTCGTCACACGCAACGACGAAACGACTGCGCTATTGGCCGCCGGCGTCGTGTAAAGCGTCGTCTCGGTCGACGATGACGGGGTCAGGTACTTCCTCAGATACTTGTTGGCCATGGTCAGCCTGCCGAGACAAAGTTGATAGTGAGAATTACCGAAGGGATCGCAGGGCGGGTGGGCGTCGATTCGGCCGCATAGTGCTCAAGGAACACATCGGTGCTGCTGGCCCACCAAGCGATCTCAAGGTAGTGGGTGCTTGGGTCGTTGACCGTGAAGATTCCGGTAATGGCAGGGACAATGTGAGACCAAATTGAGCCACTTTTACGCGCCGGAATGTCAAAGCGCGTCCGGCTGCTAGAGTAGTTGACGCCTGTGTCCTTGGCCCAGACCTCAAATTCTTGCACCGCGTTGCTTCGATTGGAGACCTGAAGCGTGAACGTCACCAGATATTGCCCGGAACACGGGACATAGATCTTGCTGTTGTCCACCACCCGGATGCCGTTGGTGAGCGCCACCACGTCGTAGGTCAGAAGCTCTTCGGTTGTCGTGCTGGTGAGGTCCTGATCCACATTTGAGACCAGCATCGCATGCGGCAGGATGATGCCATTGGAGAGTTGAAAGCCGCGCACACCGCCAGCAAACCCGCCGCCCGCGCCTGACCCGGCGGACATCCAAGTCGCCGCACCGGCCGTGTTCTCACTAGTGATGGGCGTGTAGGTGTTGTTGAGCTGGAAGACGATCTGCTCAAGCGAACGAACCAACTGGTTGAACTGCTCCGGGCTGTAGTTCGTCGTGATCGCATTCGGCAGGCGAACATTGTTGATCTTACTCATCTGAGGCCGTCCGGCTGAATGTCAACACGCATCGTCCCAAACCGCCAGTTGCTATCGAGCTCATCACTCTCGATCCTGAGCTGAATCTGTCGGCCCCTAGCCCGGGTATCCACCTTCTGCGTCGTCGGCGTGATGACATACGGATCCAGTGAACTCGGACTCGCCGACGCCTGCGGAAACGGCCGCAGAAGCAACCGCACCGTCAGGTTGCCGACCTGATTTTTGAAGTCCGGGATGAACCGGCTCATCAGGAGCATGTTGTCGCCGTCGCCGATGTCAAAGTAGCCCGAGACGATGTAAGCCGGCAATGGCTCATCGATCGCGTTGACCCCGTCCTCTTGGTTATACACCGCTGTCCGCCCAGCCGTCAGACCGTAAATGGTGGAGATCGTCGCTTCGGTACTGTCCGGTTCATACTCGGTGGCCATCGGCTTTTCAAACGACCCAACATCCCGCCACGCGGTTCGCGGCATACTGCCCACGGACCAGACGTTCTCCAAGTAGTTGTAGGTCACGAAACGGTCGATATAGTCGCTCGTGAACGAGCAGTACCACCACGTCACCTCGTTGAACTGGGTGTTGATGCCGACATGCACCTTCTGCGCTTGAACGACGTTGAGGTCCTTGAACACATAGTCCTGCACCGTGCACGCCAGCTTCTTGACCGTGCCGTCGAAGACAAAGAACGCGTCCTTGCTCATCCAATACGCCACGCCGTTGACGTCAGCCGACGCATGGGGCCCGATACAGCCGCAATTCGCCCCAAGCTGCTGAAATCCGAAGGTGTAGGGCGGACCCAGATACTGCTGACCATGGAGCGAGGTATCCGTCCAAATCAGGATCTGACCTCGCGATCGCACTGCCGTGATGATCTCATTGCCGTCCGTGAGCCGTTGTCCGCCGGCCGTGTTCGTGGCCGTCTCTGCGAAGGTGTTGATGTCCTCCTGCGCCGAAAAGCGCACAAACATCGGATCCTGCGTGCTCGTCGAACCGATCGTGCCCTCTGTGCCAAAACAGACCAGATGCCGATCAGGCGTTGAAACCAGCGCGTATCGGCTCCGGGTGGGCGCGCCTGAAATCGCCGTCGCACGCGGGGACAACGTGATATCCGGCGTCCACTCGTAGATGCCTCCGTTGACAAGCTGGAGGATTAGGACCTCCCCAAACGTGTCAAACTGCCAGACGCGCGAAAGCAAAAGAACCGGGACGCCCGAGGTACGGGGCGTGCCCCATGTGCCCGTGTTCCACGTGCCCGTGCCCCAGCCGTAGTCAAAGAAGCTGCGGTCATCGCCCACACTGATCTGATACGCCGCATCGGCCGATCCAGCCGCCGTGGCCGTGCTGGTCGCAGCGGTCGGCGAGGTGATTGCGTACTCGTCCGCCCCAACCACCTCGATGATCTGGAACTCGTTGTTCAAAGAGGCGTTGAGTATGCCGCCCGGATCGCCGGTCGTACTGCTGAATGTTACAAAGTCACCGACGGACGCGTCATGCCCAACGTCGTTGACCACGACCCGGGTCAACCCGTTCGTGGTGTCAAAGGTGACCGTTCCAGTCGCGCGGATGGGGGTGATGTCCGCCCAGTTGCCCCCGGCAAACGCATAAACCTTCCGGCTGGTGCCGACCACCGCATAGGGCGTCCCGTCCAAGGCATTCCAAGTGAATACCTCGCTGGTCATCCCCACCAAGTACTCAGGCCCGTCGTTGAACCACTGCCAGCCGCCCGTCTTTTCCGGTAGCCCGTAGCGAAAGCGGATGTAGTCGCCGTCCACCCAGCCGCCCTCAGCACCGTATTCGGTGTTCTGTTTGTCGATTCCGGGCTTGAGAAAGAGTCGGAGCAGGGGCATTTCAGTTTCCTGTCAAAGCCGCCAGCGCCTTGGCCTCCGGATCCGGAATGACCTTGTCCAAGACCTTGCCGGCAAAAGGCAGAAGAGCACTGAGCATGGGGAGCATATTAGGCCTCCGTTATCCCGGGGTAAAGCTGTGTGGATCAAGAAACACGGACAAAAAGACCGGGCCACCAACCGTACCTTGTGTCAGGATCTACAAACTCCGAAGAGTATCCGGGCCTGCCCATGCACCTCCAAGTGCCAGACAACGACGTACCGCCGCCGTCGTATGTTGTAGATGAGTCCCTTGTTCTCCCAGTAGTATAGTCGGAGCGTCCATTATTAAATGCGTTTGCAGTATAGTTGTAACGCAGCGTACTTCCCGCAATAGTGTCGCCAATACTCAATGAAAACGCGTTTGTATTTGGATGAGTACCGGGCACATACAAAGCGACAACATAACTGCCGATTGAATCTACCGACGTTTGAGTCACTGCACCTGTCTGACCATTAACACTGGTAACGCCGCCGTTTGTCGCCGTAGTCGCAGTCGCCGCGTTTCCAGAAATGCTAATCCCCCAAGTCCCGCTCGCCCCGGTGCCGTCTGCTTTGGGTGCACCCACCGTGCTGTAATCAATCGTCCGTGCAGCGGACCCGTTAAAAGTCGTGCCAGCCGCAGCACCGCCCGACGTATTGAACGTCACAGCATTGGCAACCGATCCGGCAGAACCAGTTGTGTTCTGATTCAACGTCGGCACATCAGCGGCTTGAATGGCGCTCATCACGACGTTTGTGCCGGTACCGCGAAGATACTGCCCCGAAGTCGTGGCCCCAGCGAAGGCGTTCATCGCAGCTTGGGCAGTAGTCTGACCCGTGCCACCATTACCCAGCGGCAATGTTCCAGTCACCCCAGTCGTCAATGGCAACCCAGTCGCGTTGGTCAGCGTGCCAGAACTCGGCGTGCCAAGTGCCCCGCCGTTCACAACAAACGCCCCGGACGATCCCACGTTCACCGCAAGCGCTGTGGCGACGTTTGACCCTAAGCCCGACACGCCCGTGCTGATCGGCAAGCCCGTAGCATTGGTCAGCGTGCCGGAGCTTGGCGTACCCAAGACGCCGCCGTTGACGACCACCGCCCCGGCCGTGCCTACGTTCACCGCAAGCGCAGTGGCGACGTTCGTGCCCAGCCCGCTCACACCCGTGCTGATCGGCAAGCCCGTTGCATTGGTCAGCGTGCCAGAGCTCGGCGTGCCCAAAACACCGCCATTGACGACAACCGCCCCGGCCGTGCCGACGTTGACCGCCAGAGCCGTGCCGACGTCCGTG